TGACGCCGACCCGGCGATGGCCCCGCTTGCCCGCTTTGGGTTTGACGGGCGGTTTTTCTGCTATGTCTACGACTACGGGATCGTCGCGATCCGCGACGGGCTGGACGGCCCCGCCAAAATTGCCCGCTTTGACTAAGGGCAGCGCATCGCAGCAACTGGCCGCCTTCGGGCGGCCTTTTCTTTGGCGGCTTTACTTTTGCAAAAGTTATCGCATATAATCCCACACGACGGCGGGCAAGCCGTCGCAACCTTAACCTACGGAGGGCGCAAGCCATGAAAATTTCCTACACCGAAACCGAAGCCGCAACCGTTCGCGTCGAATTGAGCCTGCGCGATTTGCAACTGATGCGCCGCATCACGCAATTCGCCATGGATCAGGACGGCGCACCCTACGGCGCAAAGAGTCTGGCCCAGCCGCTCGACCGCGCGCTGGCCGCACTGGCCGAAGACATGCGCCGCACTGCTGACAGCATCTTGGACCAGTAAGGGGGCCGCCATGCAAACCGCAGAGAAAACCCCCGCCGCGCGCTTGCTGTTTCAGCTCCAATTCATGGGGCTGATGATGATGGCAGGCAGGACCGAAGAGGCCGACGCCGCTTATCAAAAGGCGCAGGAACTGGCCCAGCAACTGGTCGACGCCGGGCAATAGCCCAGCCGATCCCCGCAGCACTGGCCGCCTTCGGGCGGCCTTTTTTTATCCCCCGGGAAAAACCGTTAAATAAGCCGGGCCATGGGCCGGGCACCATGGCCGAAACCTACGGGCCGCGCCCCGCGCACCCCAGCCGGTGGCGGTTATCCCCCGGGATCGATCCCCGGGCCGTGGGCCGTGGGCCGCGATCCCCGGGCCGATGGCAGCGGATCGGGCAGCCCAGCCGGTGGCAGTTATCCCGCAGCCGATGGCCGCCGGTCGACCGACCGCGCCGCCCGGATCGGGTCGAGCTGGCCGCGATCCCCGGGCACCTGGTCGACATCGAAGGGCCGGGAAAACCGGGCAGGGGCCCCTGCATATCGGGTCAGAAACCGCAGATCGGGAACGGTCGAGCGCGCGCCGCGACCCCCGCCCCCGGGCTCGCGTCACCGAGGCTAGGGCCATGTTTCTCGCGAATATTGCAATGTAAAAACGAATAACTTTAACTGTCTTATATTTGCGGTTAAAATCGCATATAAACCGTGCTATGTTTCACGTGAAACATCCGCGAAAACTGCGTATGAAAAGTTATCTCAGGGGCCCCTATGAGTGCAGCGTCGAATCCGGTCTTGGAAGAGAAAAAACTGAAGCTTGAGCTTCGGCTCGCGCAGATTGAGCGACAGGAAAAGTGCCGGGATGATTTTTTGACGTTCGTGAGGGCTGTTTGGCCTGACTTCATCGCGGGCCGTCATCACCGGATCATTGCGGAGAAGCTTGAGCGCGTGGCCCGTGGTGAGTTGAAGCGTCTGATTATCAACATGGCTCCTCGTCACACGAAGTCGGAGTTCGCGAGTTATCTGTTTCCTGCGTGGTTCATGGGCCGTATGCCGAACAAGAAGATCATTCAGGCGACGCACACGACTGAGTTGGCGGTTAACTTTGGCCGCAAGACGAAGAATTTGATTGAGAGTGACGAGTACCGCGAGATTTTCCCCGAGGTTAAGTTGGCTGCGGACAGTAAGGCGAGTGGTCGGTGGGACACGAACAAGGGTGGGATGTACTACGCGGTTGGTGTGGGTTCGAACTTGGCTGGTCGTGGTGGTGACTTGGTGATTATCGATGACCCGCACTCGGAGCAGACTGCGATGAGCAGCAGCGGCTTTGACGATGCGTGGGATTGGTACACTGGGGGCCCCCGGCAACGTCTCCAGCCGGGTGGATCGATTGTTTTGGTTCAGACCCGGTGGTCAGAGAAGGACATGACGGGTCAGTTATTGCGGGCGATGGCTAAAGACCCGTTGGCGGATCAATGGGAAGTTATAGAACTTCCTGCGATTTTTGATGATGGGACTCCGTGCTGGCCGGAATTTTGGAGTTTGGAGGATTTGACGGCGGTTAAGGCGTCGATTCCGCCGAGCAAGTGGAACGCGCAGTATCAGCAAAATCCGACGGGTGAGGAGAATGCGATCATTCGTCGTGAGTGGTGGCGTCGTTGGGATCGGGAGAAGGTTCCGCAGTTGGAATATGTGATCCAGAGCTACGACACGGCGTTTTCGAAGCGTGAGACGGCGGACTATTCGGCGATTACGACGTGGGGTGTATTTTATCCGAACGAGGGTGGTTCGGGGCCCAATTTAATTTTGTTGGACAGTAAGAAGGGCCGGTGGGATTTTCCGGAGTTGAAGAGCATTGCTTTGGACAATTACAAGTTTTGGGAGCCTGATACGGTTATTGTTGAGGCGAAGGCGAGTGGTATGCCATTGACGCATGAATTGCGGAACATGGGGATACCTGTTGTTAACTTTACTCCGAGCCGCGGCAACGATAAGGTATCAAGGGTACATAGTGTTTCACCCTTGTTTGAGGCTGGGATGGTATGGGCCCCCGACGAGACTTGGGCGGATGAGATGATTGAAGAGGTTGCTGCGTTTCCGAATGGCGAGCATGATGACTTGGTCGATAGTATGACGCAGGCGCTTATGCGTTATCGTCAAGGGAATTTTGTGCAGTTGCCAACTGATGACTGGGAAGACGAACAAAACTCTGCTAAAGTGCGAGTGTATTATTAAACCCGAAAGGCGGTCAAATGTACAAGTCTGCGGTTAACTTGGGTGCGGCTGGTCACGATCCTGTGCGCTACATGCAGGATGGTGGTAATGTCACGCTTGTTGACTTACAGACCACGGCCCCCGGCGCAGACCCTTCGTATTTGGATTATTTGCCCCAAGACGTTCAGCCTGAGATGCCTGAAGAAGAGGGCATGACCACTGTTTTGTGGGACAAGATTTTTGGTTCGGGTGATCCGACGATGGGACTCCGGGAGAGTGCCCGGGTCGGTGGTTCGCGGACCGCGGCGCTTTATGGTTCGAACCCGACTTTTATGGAGCGGTTGATAACCGAGTACAATTATCCTGCTGTAATGGACCCTGAAACGGGTCGGATGGTTATTCCGACGGGTGACGAGCCTGAGAGTGTCCGGATGGCTCGTCCGGAGGGTCGTCGTGATCTGCCGACGTATCCTGAGTTAGAGGATGCGCGTGGTCACATGTTGGGTTCTGCGATTATGGCGCAGGAGTATGGTGTGGACACGGCGCGTCGTGCTGGGACGTTCAACGAGTTTGTGGATCGTTTTGCGCCGTTTCCGTTTGGTGGTCAGAATGCGCGTGACGTTGCTATGGACGAGCGGAACAACGCTGTTGGCCGCCAGATATTCATGAAGGCTGGGATTAACGCGACACCGGAGCAATTGACGCAGATGGTTGACGCTGAGATTTTTCGGCAATTGGATGTGATTATGGGGCGTTCGCCGTCGGAGCAGGTGACGCCTGCTGCGGGACAGCCCCGCGCCCCACGGAACTTTATGTCTCCGGCGACGGGGCCTGATGTTTACTTCCCGCGCAATGAGCAGGGTTATTTTGATACGACGCGTAAGATTCTTGGTTTTTCGCCGAGACGTTACCGGAATTACTAGGTCGTATCTGGGAGAGTTAGATGGCAGAACCACGCAACGGATATAAGAGCAGTTTGATGGATACGATGGTTCCATCTCAGCTCAACGAAGACGAATTGAATGCGGAGCTGGAGATTGAGCTGCCGCAGACCGACAACGACGTTATGGCGATGATCCAAGCGGAGAATGTTGGCGGGATTGAGATTAAGCCGACGGACGACGGCGGTGTTGAGATTGATTTTGAGCCGCAGGATCAGCGTGGTGAGAGCGACGATTTTTATGCGAACTTGGCGGAAGAGATGCCGGATCGCGAGCTTTCTCGTATTGCTGGTGAGTTGTTGGACGAATATGACGCCAACAAGGCGAGCCGTCAGGAGTGGGAAGACGCTTACAAGGACGGTTTGGAGCTTTTGGGCTTCACCTATGAGGAGCGGACGCAGCCGTTCCGTGGCGCGACTGGGGTTACCCATCCTTTGCTGGCCGAGGCTGCAACGCAGTTTCAGGCGCAAGCGTTTAATGAGCTTTTACCTCCTTCGGGGCCCGTTCGCACCGTGGTTATGGGTGCGGAGACCAACGACAAGGTTGCGCAGGCGCAGCGCGTAAAGACCTTTATGAACTACTACATCACGAATGTGATGGAAGAATACACGCCGGACATGGACCAGATGTTGTTTTATCTGCCGCTGGCGGGTTCGACGTTCAAGAAGACGTATTACGACGAGACGCTGGGTCGTGCGGTGTCGCGGTTTGTGCCTGCGGAGAACTTGGTTGTTCCGTATGAGACCGCGGACCTCGAAACATGCCCCAACATCACGCAAGTTGTGCGGATGTCGTTGAACGACTTGCGTAAGCGACAGTTGGCGGGTTTGTATTTGGACGTTGAGGTTCTACCGGCGCAGAAGGAACTGAGCCAAGTAGAGTCGACGATGGACAAGATCGAAGGCGTGGAGCCGTCGCAGATTGACTATGACTGCACGATCCTTGAGTGCCACGTTGATTTGGACCTTGAGGGTTACGAAGACGTTGACGACGACGGG